TTATGGTGATTTTAGATTTGTGTTACCAGAGTTTTCTCAAATGATATTTTCTCCAGGACCCTTAGTTTACAAACTGAGAAAAGGTTTGAAAGATTTTAAAGAGGGAGATCATTTATTATTAACAGGAGACCCAGCAATAATAGGAGTAGCATGCTCTATTGTTTCTGACATTACAAACGGTAAATACAATTTATTAAAATGGGATAAACAAGAAAGAAGATATTATCCTATTAAAATCAACTTATACGAGAAAGGAGAAATAGATGGCGATTAAACAAAAAATAAAAATGCCTGATTTTGAGGCAGATCAACAAGATGCAATGAAAAAAACGACAAATATACATTCATTAGCGGATCAAGTTGAAAAGTTAGAATCTTTAAATAAAAAATTACAAAATCAAGAAGAAAGTATGAAAAGCACAAAAGCAGAAATACAAAAAGTTTCAGGTGATATCATACCAACTATGATGTCCGAGATGGGTTTAGCAGAATTAAAACTTCATGATGGATCTCATTTAAAGGTTTCTACGTCGTATAAAGCTCACATAAGTAAAGCTATGGAAGAGACGGCGTATAACTGGCTTCGTACAAATGGGTTAGGGGATATAATCAAAAACGAGATATCCGTATCCTTTGGCTCTGGCGAGGATAACAAGGCAGCTGATTATGCTGAACTTGCGAAGAGTAATGGGTTTCAACCTACACAAAAAATGAAGGTTGAGCCCATGACTCTGAAAGCGCTAGTCCGTGAGCGTATTGAGGCGGGTAAGGAAATGCCAACGGAAATCTTCGGAATATATTCGGAGAATAAAACAACAATAAAAAGGAACAAATAAACATGAACCAAGTAGCAAATAAAAAAGAAGGCGCATTGGCAACAGTAAATTTTGAAGCTGATGCAAACCAAGGTTCTCAAAATATATCGCAAGACGATCTTGCGTTACCTTTCTTAAAAATTTTGGGACAACTATCTCCAGAGGTAAATCAAAGAGATGGTAAATATGTTGAGGGTGCGGTACCAGGTAAAATAATAAACACCGTTACCAATGCATTGTATGACAGTATAAATGTTGTGCCATGTCATTACAAAAGACAATACATAGAGTGGCAAGATAGAGGTACTAGTAATGGTGCACCTGTTGCGATACACGAGGCAGATAGTGATATTATTAGCCAAACAACAAGAGGAAAAGATTATAAGGATCGATTACCTAACGGTAATTATCTTGATAATACTGCTAATCACTTTGTATTAATCTTAGATAAAAATCCAGAAACGGCTTTGATTTCTATGAAATCTACTCAATTAAAAGTTAGTAGAAAATGGAACTCAATGATGATGGGTTTAAGAATGCAAGGTAAAAATGGTTTGTTTACACCACCTACATACAGCCACATTTACAATCTAAAAACTGTGCAGATGTCAAATGACAAAGGAACATGGTTTGGATGGGATGTGTCTAAAGTTGGTCCAGTCACAGAAAAAACAATCTATGATATGGCTAAAAACTTTGCAGTTAGTGTAGGTAAGGGTGAGGTAGAGGCTAAGCATGGCGCAGACGAAGCTATGCCAACAAATTCTACAGGTAACTACTAAAATCCCGGGTAGTGGGCGGAGAAGCGAGAGTGGAAACCGCCCACGCATAAGTTATGGATGTAGATAAATTTAAACAAATATTTCAAGGATTAAATAGAGCTCACGGTGTCACTAAAGTTTCAGAAGTAAATTCAAACGGTAACAAAATAAAAGGTAAATCTTTTATAATAAGAGAAAATATTACAGACGACCATTGGTTAAATCATTTGCAAGGTAAGGAGAGTTTAGGTGTTATACCTATTAATGATGACAATAAATGTAAGTGGGGATGTATTGATATTGATTCATATGCAGGTTTTGATCATAAAAAATTAATTAATAAAATTAAGTTATTAAAACTACCTTTAATAGTGTTTCGATCAAAGTCTGGTGGAGCTCATGTTTTTTTGTTTACGAAAGATTTTATCGCTGCTTCAGTAATGCAAGACAAGTTAAATGAGATTAGGTCAGTACTGGGTTATGGTGGATCTGAGGTTTTTCCAAAACAAAGAGAATTAAAATCGAAAGATGATACAGGAAATTTTTTGAATTTACCATACTTTAATGGTGATAATACTACAAGATATGCTTTTAAAGATGATGGAGGTGGTGCTACACTAGAAGATTTTTTTGAGTTACAAGAAAGATATAAACAAGAAGACATTAATACGATTCAAATCAAAAGACCAGAAACACCATATTCTGATGGACCGCCTTGTATTGAATTAATGGCACAAAATAAAATAGGTGAAGGAGGTAGAAACAATGCGTTATTTCACTATGGTGTTTATGCTAAATCTAAATGGTCAGAAAATTGGAAATCTAAAATAATACTATTTAACGAAAGTGCCATGGAGTATCCCTTATCTGATACAGAAGTTAATATTATTACAAAGCAACATGAAAAAAAAGATTGGGGATATAAATGTAATGATCAACCAATGTGTAGTCTTTGTGATAAAAAATTATGTAAAACAAGAAAATTTGGAATAGGGCAAGAGATTATTTTTCCAAATTTAACAGATCTTCAAGTGGTAAATTTAGAAGAACCTTATTATTATTTAAATGTTGATGGCGACAGATTATATTTAGATTCAGCAAGACACTTAACAAATCAAACTTTATTTCAAGAAGAATGTGTTAAGCAACTTAGGTTAAATCCACCAACATTAAAAACAAATGAGTGGAAACAAAAGACTAATGTTCTTTTAGAAAATGCAGAAATAACTGAACCTGCTGAGGGAACAGGCACAAGAGATATCTTAAAAAATTATTTAGAAGATTATTGTCTAAATAGAGTAAGGAAAGATGACTATGAAGATTTAAAAAATGGAGGAACTTATACAAAGGATGGTTTTCATTATTTTGTATTCGACAATTTTTTTCATCAATATTTAACCAGAAGGCATTGGAAGGTTCCATACCAAAGAACTTCACAAATGTTAAAAGATAATCTAAACTGTTTTACAAAAAGAGTAGGCAAGACTAAACTATCTGTTTTTGTTGTAGCAAGATTTGATAAAAAACCACAAACTTATAAAGATAAAACATTTAATAAGGACAATTACTAATGAGAAAGATAATATATGGACCACCAGGCACAGGTAAAACATTTTACTTAATGAACGAATTAGAACATTTTTTAAAAAATGTTGATTCAACTAAAATTGGTTACTTTACATTTTCAAGAAATGCAGCACAAGAAGGTAAGAGTAGAGCCATGGATAAGTTTGGTTTAAGTGAAAAAGATTTACCTTATTTTAGAACTTTACATTCTTTTTGTTTTAATATGTTAGGTTTAAAAAAAGAAAACGTAATGCAAGAAAAAGATTACAAAGATTTAGGAAGAGACTTACAAATAGAGTTCGAAGGGGTTAGACATGACTATGATCATGAGGGTATACTACACTCAAAAGACCCTTACATATCATTAATATCACTTGCACGTAATAAAAGAATTTGTCCTTTTAAGTTGTACAATTCAAGTAATAATAAAAATAAGTATTATAATATAACTTACGATAAATTAGACATTATCAATCGAGAGTTGTATAATTATAAAAAAAATAAAGGATTAATAGATTATATAGACATGCTAGAAAAATTTCTAGAAAAAGGTGAAAGTCCAAAGTTTGAAGTTATTTTTATTGATGAGGCACAAGATTTAAGTTTAATTCAATGGGATATAGTTAAAAAATTAGAACAAAGTTCTAAAAACTCTAGAATAGCAGGGGATGATGATCAGGCTATATATAAATGGAACGGTGCTGACCCTGAAACTTTTATAAATTTAGAAGGAGAAAGAATTATATTAAAACAATCTTACAGGGTTCCAAAAAAAATATATGAGATAGCTAATCAAATTATTAAAAAAGTTAAAAACAGAGTTGAAAAAAATTGGATACCTAAAGAAGATTTAGGTGAAGTTAAAAAAGAATGGGATATTGAAAAAATTAATTTAACAAAAGGTGAATGGTTAATTTTAACAAGAACTAATTTATTAACTGAAAAAGTTGCTTACTACTTAGAGCAAAATGACTTTTATTTTCAAAGAAGAAACTCAACACCTAGAGTTCAAAATATTTATTTACTAATAGAAAATTGGAATAAATTAAGAAATGGAGTACCCTTACATTATACTGATATAAAAAAAATTATAAACAAGATGAATAAAAATATTGATCTTAAAGCATTTAAATCTATATCGAAAGAAAAATTTTATGATATAGATAAATTAAAAAATAATTATGGTCTCAAAACAGATGAAGAATGGGATAAGGCATTTGATGACTTAGGGGATAATGAAATAAGAAAAATTAAAAAATTAATACTAAAAGGCGAAGATTTATCTAAAGATCCAAGAATTAAAATTTCAACAATACATGGAGTAAAAGGTAATGAAAGAGATAATGTAATACTATTTACTGATCTTAGTAATGCAGCATACAATGAATACCTAGAGGATCCAGATGATGAACACAGGTTATTTTATGTTGGTGTTACCAGAGCAAAAAAAAGATTAAATATAATTTATCCAAAAACAGAAAGGGGTTATGACATCTAAAGATATTTTTGATAAAGTTTTTCCACAAAACAAACAAATAGGGGGTTCACATTATCGCAAGTTTCATATACAGCCATATGAATTTATTTCTAAAAACGATCTCTCATTTTTTCAAGGCTGTGTTATAAAATACGTTTGTAGGTACAAGAAGAAAAACGGTATACAAGACTTAGAAAAGGTAATACACTACTGTGAACTTGAAATTAAAAAGTTGAAAGATGGAAAGAAAACTTAAAGTTCTTGATTTATTTGCAGGCATAGGTGGTTTTGCTTTAGGTTTAGATTCAACAAATTTTTTTAAGACAGTAAAATTTGTTGAAAAAGATAAATACTGTCAGAAGGTTCTACGTAAGAACTTTCCTAACATACCAATCGAGGAGGATGTAAAAGATGTCAAAGGAAAAAGATACGAAGCAGATGTTATTGTGGGAGGATTCCCCTGTCAACCTATGTCAGTTGCAGGGAAAAGAAAAGGAACTGATGATGACCGCTATCTCTGGCCAGAAATGTTTAGACTCATTAGGGAGATCAAACCCGAATTCGTTATTGGGGAGAATGTGCAAGGAATTATTAACATCCAAAACGGCATGGTACTCAGACAGGTGCAAGACGACTTGGAAGGTGAAGGTTTCGAAGTCCAATGTTTCCTTATTCCAGCTTCAGGCATCGGTGCATGGCACCAAAGGTACAGGGTCTGGATCGTCGGACACTCAAACGAAAACGGATTACTTAGAGAAGTCCACAAAGCAGAAATTGTATCCAACGCCAACACAAGACTCAGCATCGGAAAGAACAAAGAAATACAAGCAAGGAGGGACTCCATTACCTGTAGCAGTGAAGATGTACCCAACACCAACCACACAAGAGGTAGAGCATCCAAACATGGTATTGAACGAGAAGGGAAGAAGGTTGACGAAGGATGGAAAAGACAGCCACAGCCTGAATCTAGCAGACACGATGAGAATGTATCCAACACCACAAGCAAGAGATTGGAAAGGGAGTTCGGGAAGAAGTTACAAAGGGCTAGAGTGCGATCTACCAACAGCAGTGAAGATGTATCCAACACCAACAAGAGTTTGCGAGGAGGGGGGAGAACAATCTCACTTGGTAGAGAGAACAAAGTCTGGAGGTTTCGTGTCGAGGAGGAAGGGATCAGGGATAACGTATGGATCGAAACTGTCGGACGCAATGCTGTATATCGAGAAGGAGAAACAGATGTATCACAGTCCAACAACGAACGACAGCAAGAATTTAACATTTCCAAAGAGTCAAGAAAAAAGAACATCAGTGATTGGGGATATGATA